ATGCGCGAAAGCGTCTCACGAACCTTTAGAAAGTTGTCAGGATTTGGTAGCGTTACCTCCACTAGTTCTTTTATGTCTAACATTCAAACCACCTTTATTTAAATACTTCTTAATCTCTTGTATCTGCGTGTCAGACAATAAGGACAAGGCCTCTTTAGCCTTCTCGTTGGAATAATTGTAATATTCTTTCACCGCTTCCAAATTCTCTACAATATCACGCTTTTGCCATTTCTGGAAAGGCCTTTTATAGGCTCTTACTGTATTTAGCAGATAGTGATATTGTAGGATATTGTCAGCCGAGGGGTTCATATTCATCTGGTTTGCTGCCATTACCATATCCAGGTGGAAGGATATGGAACGGTTAACGACGAACGGGACATAGTCCCGCTCGTTCTCAGTGTTTATTACTACCTTCTTAGTCTGCTGGATAGAAGGTATAATGTCTTTGAAAAGGTCAGTCATATTAGTCTCTCTTGAGGATGAATTTTTTGAAGTCCACAAAGGCATTAGTCTTACCTTGTGCCGAAGGTCCACCAGTATCAGCAAATGTGATGTTAGCTTTGGTAATAACTTCGCCATTAGGCGCTATGAACAGAATATTCGCGTTATTTGTTTTGCCGTTTCTCTTTACTGTGAGAGTGAAATTCTTCGACAGTTGTGAAATCATCCTTTGTAATTCTTCACTCTTGCGAGAAGAAATGATCTTCTGCTTACCAGCTTCACCAATAGCAGCATAGAAATCATCCTCACCATCGAAACCTAACATACGCAGAACTCTTTCATTCATCACTTTCTTGTGTTTAGGATAATATTTCTGAAAGATTTTGGCAATTATTTCGATCACATCTCCATGTGTTTTCTTAGCTTTCTTACGGGCATCTTCTTTTGATTTGCCTTTTTTCATTTCAGTTCCAATGATATTCTGATAATCATAAAGTTGACGCAAATCTTTTTCAGAACCGTAGTCTTTGGCAAATTTGAGAATGAACTTTTCCGTACTACCTGAAATGTCAGCATCGGCATCATAGAACAAGGTCTTAATTAAGCTAATGAAAGTAGAATTTGAAAGATTGATAGATGCCGACTTATATGCTTTTAAAGAAGCCACAATCTTATCAACAACTACTTTTTCTGAATCCTTTGTGACAGTCAATATTAAATCTGCTTTGGTAACACCTTTGCCAGAATCTCCTGTGAGATTGATATCAAAAGTAAGTAAAAGTAGGTCTTCGTCTTTAACGATAACATCCTCAAAGATTTGCTTTGCTATAATAGCACCTGCTGTTACCATTCTATCAATTTCAGATTGAGAAGCGCCGAGTTTTTGGACTATTTTCTTTTTAGCTAGAAATTCATCATTAAGCTTCTTAGGATTTGATCTGCTCGTTAAGCGCAGACCTTTATCTTTGATTACGCTAGAGAGAGTTGAGGCACAGGCAAATTCCGAAAGATATCCCAATCGTGATTTTAAATCTATATCCTCATTCAAATTGCTATCGGGTATATCGATTTTCATTGATACTTGTTTTCCAAAACTTAATGACGCCAACAAAGACTTAAACTTTTCTACTATCGAACCAAAGAGTTTCGATAGGAAAGATTCAGTTAGCTTGATCTGTTTATATTCTTCGTATGTTAGCATAATTCTATTTATATGTCAACGAACTTCATTCATACTCGAATAGCTTTTCTAGAGTATTTTCCTTATTAAAACAATGATCCTGAATACGGCGTTCTGAGATATCAACATAGTGTTTGTCTAGATCAATACCAACAAACTTCTGTCTTTCCTGTATTGCTGCGATGCCAGTGGACCCTGATCCCATAAACGGATCAATAACAAGACCATTAGCAGGCGCATACACACGACAAAGATATCGCATCAAAGAGATCGGCTTAGGAGTCGGATGATCGTTATATTCTCCGCGTTCCTTTCTCGTTACTCTAGGTGCGTAGAAATATTTCTGGTGTTCAGTGTCATCAAAATGACCGATGATGTTTGAAGGATAACGTCCAGTAGGATTAGCATCTTCTGTTTCCTTCACAGCTTGATCCGCAGCTTTAGCTACATCACTACCAAATGCTCGGCGCTTTGATCCGCCCTTAATCCATCCAGTTGGCGGTTTACCATCCCAAGGAATACGCGCACGATCAATATTAATCTTGCCGCAACCCCACTTCTCAAAGTTCTTCTCAATAGAACCCTCAATAGGTTTCTGAGCTACAAAGATTGGTTCATGAGCAGGCTTAAGACGATTAGCTTTTGCCATCTTAGTTGTGATCATCCAAACAATCATGTCAAGAGGACGAAAACCAGCATCTTCAACATTAACTGCCATGCGGTGATAAAATTCAGGCGCACAAAATGACAAGACAAAAGCGCCGGGCTTCAATACTCTATTCACTTCTTTCCAAGTATCAACAGGAGGAACATTATGATCCCAACCAACGCCAGCAATTTCCATACCATAAGGCGGATCAGTAATACAAGCATCAATGGAATTTGCTTCCATTGATTTCAGTGCTGTAATGTTGTTAGAGCATATCAGTTTGTAATTAGACATATTCACAGTCCACCATTAGTTCGGTCAAACAAGCGACTAGATTGATTTCTTGATCAGCAACAAACGCAGCCTGATACTGATACTTTGAGATAATCACAACAGCTTGTGGAATACTCTCAGGCTTGAAATACTCATACAGACTATCATAGACCTTGCGATAGATACGCGCAGGCTCAATATCAGAATTGGCTACACACCACTTTCGCATATCACCGAAGTTCTTGTCCTTTAGAAACTTAACCAGCTCGGAAATTTTACGAACATCTGAGAGTTGTGCAACGATGCCTGCATCCAAAGCGCCAGAAGAACTATACCGCTGTAACTCATTAAGAGTACGGCGATAGTCAGGGAAGTACTTTTCGATAATCTTCGCAAGAACCGCCTTATCATAAGTGATACCTTCTAGTGTTAGTACATTTTCCATGCGCTTCATCAACTGCATGGCCATCTTTGACTTCTCATCATTCTTCAAAGCAAAGTCAATGACAGAACAACGAGAATGAAGAGCATCAATCAGCTTGGACTTGAAGTTGCAAGTGAAGATAAATGTACAGTTAGCAGAAAACTCTTCGATAGCACCACGCATTGCTGCTTGGGCATCTGGAGTCATATAGTCAGCTTCGTCTAGGATGATGACCTTTTTACCACCAGTCAAAGACACAGTGGAAGCATAACCACGAATGGTAGTTCGCAGCATATCAATACCACGATTTTCAGAGGCATTGATATATAGATGATTGATACCAATCTCATCACACATGGCTTTCGCTACGGTTGTCTTACCAACACCCGCAGAACCAGTCAACATAAGATTTGGAATCTCTTGCTTCTCTACATATTCCTGAAACGGCTTCTTCAAACGATCAGGAAGAATACAATCAGCAATAGTCTTCGGGCGGTACTTCTCGACCCACAGGAAGGATTCGTTCGTCAATTTCATTCACCATTTTTTGAATTAGGAGTTTTGCACCTTCACCGCCAAGCTGCTGAACATAGATCATCTTGGCAGTTACCATCATGTTGGAAGCCAACATTAGCAAGTCTTCAACATTATCGCACATCATGATCTGCCTGTCAATAGGCTTCATGAGTTCGTCCATCCGTGCTATTACATCTTTGGTCATTACTTTACCTTTTTCCATTTTACGCCGAAGCAAAGTTCCTGCATCTTACGATGGAACCAATTGGGTTCTAGACCAGAGGGCGGTCTAAAAACTGTAGACCATCCTTTTACATTCGGATCACCAAACAATACACATTCCCAATCAGGAGGCGGCGGTGATGTAGCGAAAGTAATAGTAGAATTAGCCATCATCTTTTCAGCTAAGATTCTTTTCCACTCTTCATCACCAAACGCAAACTGATTGGGATCTTGATCGGGATAACGATGGTCAGTCATCACTTCATAACAGCGTCATAAAACTCTTCGAACTGACGGTTCTCTTCCTGCTCTTCAGCATAGTTGGACTTGTAGTAGACCTTTGCCATACGGCGAATGATCTTCTTATCTACACCAGTCTTATCGACTGCACCATCCAATGCGCTCTTCTGGAAGTCACGCTCGGAAGCCACGCGCGTCATGCTATCATTCATTTCACGAATAGCATTCTTCAAGTCGGTCTTCTGAGTTTCGGTAAGAGAATTGATACTCACGAAAGGCTTATTGTGTCCGATACCAGCCATATTACTTTGTCTCCAATGCGATGAAATACTTGATCTTGTCCTTGAATACGCCACTCGTAGAAGTAAACTTGGCAAATGCACCAAGCTGCATCTCTACATCATAGTCACCAGGAACGAGCTTGATGTTATCAACCTTGAACGATGCGATGAAATCAGCACCCTTGTAATCATTCAACTTGAACGAAGCTGAATTGGAAGTATCGTTGGCTTTCTCATGTGTCTGTAAACGAATTTCACCATTCTTACCAACAACGGAAAGATGAGTGAGATTGTTCATAGAGGCCAAACGAAGAAGCTTGGTCAGAATGGCATTCGTGAGAGTGAAGCTAACATCTACATGCTTAAGCTTCAACTCCTTGTCGGGAGGGGATACGATAAGGTTTGGCGAACAAGAATAATAATTGAAAGCGATATCGCCATCATTCATCATTACAGAGTTTTCCGTGAAGCTCAAATCAGGATTTCCAAGAGTAGAAACATTACCAAGGAACTGATTTAGATCATAGATACCAAACTGTGATGGAATGGCATCTTCAAGTTCGACTTCAACAAGGATAGACTTCTCAGGGGAAATAGTCTTCTGGACATTTCCCTTCTGCAAGACAAGCCCGGAATTGATCGCAGAAAAGTTCTTCAATACACTCAGGGTGTTTTCACTAATCTTCATAATATAATCTCCAGTGTTTTTAGTTTAGGCTGCTAGTATAGCAGGCTTTTGTGGGCCTGTAAAGACTTTTAGCATGTGACCGATATCAGCTTCGAGCATGGAAATGCTTCCATTGTTATCAAGCTGATAATCCATAATCTGACCTGCCCATGCCCATTCCGAATAGTGGATCTTATATCGATCTACCATTGCATCTTTGGCAGCTAACTTTCGAGAAATCTGTTCGTGAGATTCAGCTTTCTTGTTAGCAAGAATAGCACAATCATACCATTCAGGATCAGCGCCGCGGCAAACACGAACAGCAAAGCCGCCCTTTGACTGCATCCATTCAATCTCATTTGGGAATCGAACATCTGCGATAACTACATTCTTGTACATTTCCATCTTACGTTCAAGAGCATATACCCAAACGTCTTTATGAAATACATCACGACCAGCTTCTGTGCCCATTAGCTGTAGAGCAAGACGAGGAGAAAAATCACGACCAAACTTATTTGACCACCACTCGTCCTTAGTTTCACGAAACTCTCTGCTCTCTTCGGTATCACCTTCGAGGAGAGACCGCTGCCATCCGAAGATGGCAGCAGTTGCGTCCTTAACAGCATCCGCAAATGAAAGCTTTACGAAGCCGTGTTTCTCAACTAGAATATCAGCCGCAGTTCCTTTACCACTGCCGATAAAACCAATTACACCAATGATCATTATAGATTTCCTGTATGATTAGCGATTGCTTGCATGTTTCCAGTAAAGGCATAATTTCCTACATGCTGAGTCTTCATCCATGGACACAGCCAAATTTGACCGCCCATCTTTCTCCAGTACTGACAGAACATATAATCTTCTGAGAGATAGCGATGAGAGGCAGTCTTCTCTGCTTCCATAAACTTCTTGGCAGCTTCACTGACATCTTCACCATTTGAAGCCTTCAATACGAGAGAGTAAAGGTCATCGTAAGTATAACCATTATCCATGACAGTATCAAAGTATGCGTGAATGTATCGTGTGCCATCAAAGTTAGCTTGACCAATATGATCAGGCTTGTAGTTCTGCTTAGGATAAGCTTCTCTAAACTTATCAAAAACTTCTCTCTTGACCATCATGTAACCAGTTCCAAGTTCAAGAACTTCAAGAGGTTCTCTCACATTAAATGACTTTGTACCAGGAACAGGATTGAAGACATAATCGCCAACAAGACCCTCAAGTTCTCCTGGATTGATTACAGGATTTTTAGCTAGAGCAGCGACTATATTTTTCCAGTTAATTGCCTTCTTTGGATAAGGAGCACCAATTACATCCTTATCAAGGGCCATCATCGCAAGAATATCTTGCGGTTCGAAATGGATATCAGAGTCGAGGAAGAGTAGATGAGTATAACCAGAACGCAAGAATTCATCTACGAGATAATTTCTTGCGCGAGTAATCAGGGATTCGTTAAACAGAAATGAGAACCGATTCTCTATTCCATATTGGAAACAAATTGCTTGAAGGTCTAGACAAGCCTTCATATAAAGACCATTATTAACACCGCCGTACATAGGCGTTGCTATGAACAGCTTGTTCTTTCTTAGGTCTTCAACTTTGATTGATAATTCCATGCGGGTACTCCATAATAAAAAGGGATGCTACGCTTATATATAGCATCCCTTTTTGAACATGTCAATAAAAATTAGGCAGCAAAACGATAAAACATCTTGCGCTTACCGTTAACAGTACGGTAGTTGCTATAGATGCGATGGCCTTCAAGGGTGCGTAGGTCATACACACGCTTGGAAACGCTGGCCTTAGGTACACCAGTCAGACGGGCAATCTGGGCAACAGTGATGCCAGCACCCTTGGTATTCTGACGGAGAACCTTAGCAACCTTACGAATCTGAGACATTCAATAACTCCATAATAAAATAACCGCTTTGTTGGAACAGACACTATGGCGCGGTTGTCTACCATAGTGTCTGCTATTATACATTAGGTAGAACCTAATGTCAACTCTTTTTAAGTGAAGACCACTTCGTCTTCATTCTTAGACTTATCTTCTTCCTTAGTTTCAGTCTTCGGAAGAACCTTTTCGTCCAGCTTGGCGTAGAGATCAAAGAAGCCAGTCTTGGTATCCACATCAAAGCGATTGAGACAGAGCTTGATTGCCTTCTCACGATCCTGACCGAAGATGGCGTAGGCTTCGCAGATATGAACCAGTCGGCGAGTGGAGATGATATCGGAGACCGCACCATCGTAGAACGCCTTACGGATCATGTCAGCCCAGTTGACCAGCTTGTCAGCAAAGTCCTTGTCCTCGATACCAGAGGTCTTCAGGACATTGTTGAGGATCTTGGCCTCAGTCTTGGTCGAGGGATATTCCTGCTCAAAGGTGATGCTGAAACGCTCAAGGAAAGCTTCGTTCATCACGTTGGTACCGATGAAGCGACCGTCGTCCGAACCCTTACCCTTGGTGTTAGCAGTAGCCAGAATGTTGAAGCCAGGAGCCGGAGTGACCACACGGTTGATCTTCTTGAGATAGACCGGCTTACCCTCGAGGATCGGCTGGAGACACATGAGCTTGGCGTCACCGAGATCGACCTCGTCCAGAAGCAGGATGGCACCACGCTCCATCGCAACGATAACCGGGCCGTTCTGCCAGACAGTCTTACCGTCCGAGAGACGGAAACCACCGATGAGATCATCCTCATCAGTTTCCTTGGTGATGTTAGCGCGAACAAGTTCACGACCTTCCTGAGCGCAAATCTGCTCAATCATCATGGTCTTACCGTTACCAGACAGACCGGTGATGTAAGTCGGATAAAACTTACGAGACTTGACAATCATCCGAACAT